GAGGATTTTTTACGGTTAGGTAATGAGCCAAACTGACGAACTGGCCTCGATCCTTCCGCCGGCGTGGCCCGCCGACAAGATCGAACGCCGCAACGTCGCTGGCCTGATCCCGCACGTTCGCAACGCGCGCAAACATTCCGCCGCGCAGGTCGCCGAGATCGCCGGCCTGATCCGCGAATTCGGGTGGACCGTGCCGATCCTCGTCGATGAGGAGGATCTGATCATCGCCGGCCATGGCCGCGTTCTCGCCGCGCATCAACTCGGCATTCCGAACATTCCCGTCGTCGTCGCGCACGGATGGTCCGACGCCAGGAAGCGCGCCTATATGATCGCCGACAACGAAATTCCGACGCACTCGACCTGGAACAAAGAACTACTTCGCGTCGAACTCGCCGACCTCGCGACGCAGGGCATTGACCTCGAGACGATCGGCTTCGACGCCGCCGACATCGCCGCGCGCGACGCCCCCGACGATCTGCCGCAGGCGCTGCAACTCGAACCCGCCCGCGAGTACTGCGTGATCATGTGCGCCGACGCCGACGAATGGGACCGCCTCAAGGTCGCGCTGTCGCTGACCCCCGTCCGCCGGGGCGGTTACAAGAAAGGCTCGCCGTTCGACGACGTCGGCACGCAACGGGTCATCACCGCCGCCGCGCTGTTCGCGTTGCTCCGATGAAACCGCCCGCCACCGGACTCCATATCGCCGTTCCGTCCAAGGGCCGCGCCGGCAAGGTGCGCACGCAAACGATCCTGCCATCCTGCCACGTTTACGTTCCCGCCCTCGAGGCCGACGCCTACGCCACCGCCGGCGCCCGCAACGTCGTCGCCGTGCCCGATACCGTGCGCGGCATCACGGCCACTCGGAACTGGATCCTCGACAACGCCGGATCGACCCGCGTCGTGATGATCGACGACGACATGCGCAAACAGGGATACACGAAGCTCCTGGCGCGACAATCGATGTACGTCTCGCTCGACGAACCGCGCTGGCTCGCCGAATTCGCGAAATTGTTCGCGATCACCGAGCAACTGAAATTGCGCATCTTCGGCGTCGCGACGGACGGCGCGACCCGCGCCGTGTATCCGTTCTATCCGTTCCGCTTCCGATCCTATGTCACCGCCTCTTGCATGGGCATCGTCAACGACGGACGGACCCGCTTCGACGAAACCTACCCGGTCAAAGAGGATTACGAACTCTGCGCCCGCTGCATCGTCGAGGACGGCGCCGTCGTCTGCGCCCAATACCTCAACTGGACGAACTCGCACTGGCGCGACAAGGGCGGCTGCCACGATTACCGCACGCAATCGATGGAACGCGACTGCATCCGCCGCCTGTGCAAGACCTATCCGGGGCTTGTCCGCGCCGTCGAACGCCTCGGCTCGCAATGGAACGTCGAAATTGGGACCTGAAATGGACGACGAAACACCCCTGACCGGCGCGATCCGGATCGAGGCCGTCGATCATGCCGTTCTGCTGTCGTTCCGCTGTGACACGCCGGAACAGGCCACGGCTCTTGCTGACAACTGGCGAAACCGCTTCCGCGCCGGATTGTTGCGGCTGATGTTCAAAACCAAAAACAACCCGGAGGCCGGGGTCTGATGGCTGGCCGTCGCTCCAAACCGACCGCGCTGCACCGCCTGCATGGCACCTTCAACGCGACCAACCACGGACGCGATCGCCGGCTCGAACCCGTGCCGCTCGGCGACCTCGAGGAACCCCCCGCCGATCTGACCGACAGCCAGGAAGCCGGCTGGCGCTATGCCGTCGCCCACATGCCGAAAGGCGTCGTGAAGCTGATCGATCGCGGCATTCTCAAGGTCTGGGTCGAGGCCGAGGACCGCCACAACACCGCACGCCTCATGCAGGCGATGCTTGATCGCGACACGAAACTAAAATTGCTGGTCAAGGGACCGAACGGCCTCGAACCCTCGCCGTACAACTCGATCCTCGACAAGACCGCGCAAACCATGTTCCGCGCCGCGCAGGAACTCGGCTTCTCGCCGGCCGCCCGCCCCCGGCTGAAACTCTACGCCCCGCACGAGGATGCCGCGCCCGATCCCGTGCTCGACCCCTGGGCCGCCCTCCGCGTGATCCCCGGTGGCAAGACGGGCTAAACCGGCTTCCCTTCCCGGCGACGACCCTCGCGCCTTCGTGCGCGACGCGCTCGGCTACGCGCACCGGCTCGCCGGCGATCCGACCGCCGCCTCGACGCATGCCCGCGCCGCCTGCGAACGCTTCATCCGCGACCATGCCGAAGCGCAAAGAAAGGACTCGCGTTGGTCGTTCGACGAAGCCAACGCGATCCGCGCGATGCTGTTCGCCCAACAGATGCCGAACATCAAAGGGCCGGAAGCAAACAAGCCGATCCGGCTGATGGACTGGCAGAAGTTCGTCTATGCGAACATTTTCGGATTCATGGAACGCGGCACGACGACCCGCCGCTTCCGGCAGGCCGGCATCTTCGTTCCCAAGGGCAACGGCAAGACGACCATTTCCGCGCCGCTGGCGATGTATCTGACCTTCGGCGAGGGCGAGGGCGGCGCCGAGGGCTACGCCGCCGCCGTGACCCGCGATCAGGCCCGCATCCTGTTCGACACCGCGCAAAACATGGTCCGCCGATCCCCCGAGATGCAAAGCGCCTGGCGCGTCGGCGTGCTGACGAACTCGATCTTTCAGGAACACACCGCCTCGCGCTTCATTCCGATTTCGTCCGATGCGAAGGCGCTCGACGGTCTGAACGTCGCCGTCGCCGTGCTCGACGAAATCGGCTCGCACCGCACCAGCGAGGTTTACGACGCGCTGATCACCGCCATGGGCAAACGCCGTCAGCCGTTCCTGCTGTCGATCTCGACCGCGACCTCGAACACATCGGGGATCGGCCGACAGGTCTGGGATTACGTCCTCCGCGTCGTGCAGGGCGGCCAGGAGGACGAGCGGCTGTTCGGCGTGATCTACTCGATCGACGACGCCGACGACCCCTGGGATGAGGCCACATGGATCAAGGCCAACCCCGGATGGGGCCATAGCGTCCAACCCGACGCGATCCGCGCCATCATGCGTCAGGCGCGCAACAATCCCGCGCAAGAGATGTCCGCGCGCACCCGTCACCTCAACGTCTGGGTCGGCGCCGACGAAGCCTTGTTCTCAACCCGCGCCTGGAATGCCTGCGGGGATCCCGCGCTGCACATTTCCGCGTTCGAGGGCCGCGACTGCTATCTCGGCGTCGATCTCGCCTCGCGCGCCGACCTCGCCGCCGTCGTCGCCGTGTTTCCCGAACGTGTCACCGCCGATGGCCGGGATTCGCTGTTGTTCACCGTGTTTTCGCGCTGTTACCTGAACGAGGCCGCCGTGATGGAAGCGCGCAACCCGTCCTATCCCGGCTGGGCCGCGAATAATGAACTCATCATCACGCAAGGCAACGAAACCGACTTCCACACGATCGAAACCGACATCATCGACATGTGCAAACGGTTCCGCGTGTGTTCGCTCGCGTTCGACCCCTACAACGCCGTCCACATGGCGCAACGGCTCACCGCCGAGGGCGTGCCGTGCCGCGAATTCCGCTCCAACGCGCTCAATTTCTCGCCGGCGACCCGCGAACTAGAGGCCGCGATCCGCGGCGGTCGCCTGCAACACGACATGAACGGCCCGCTCGGCTGGTGCATCGGCAACGTCGTCGGCCACACCGACGCGCGCGACAACGTCTACCCGCGCAAGGCCCGCCCCGAGAACAAGATCGACGCCGCCGTCGCGCTGATCATGGCGATCGCGCAGGCCACCGATCAGATCGATCCGGCGTCGGTTTACGAAACGCGGGGGCTGCTGACGCTCGGATGACGATCCGCGAACGGCTCGGTCAATGGCTGATCGGCTCGCCCCCCTCGACCGCCGCGCGCCTCGAACCCTCGCTCGAGGCCAAGGACAGCGCCGCCGTGACCTCGACGCTCGGCGGTCTCGGCTGGCCGCAACCGATGCTGTATGCCGCGCTCGGCGGCTACGCCTCGAATTCCGGCGTTCCCGTTACCCCGTTCACCGCCCTTCAGGCGTCGGCGGTCTATTCCTGCATCCGCATGATCTCGCAGGACATGGCGATGCTGAAGCCGTTCGTGCGCCGCACGCTGGTCGGCGGGGGTTATCGCCGCGAGCTTCAACATCCGCTCGCGAAGCTGTTCCGCCGGCCGAACCGCTGGCAAACCGGGTTCGAATTCGTTTCATACATGTGCACGTCGCTTTGCCTCCGTGGCAACGCCTTCATCGTCGTCGAGCGCGACCGCGACGCCAACCCGATCGAACTGGTGCCGATCGCGCCCGATCGCTGTACGATCATGCTCACCGACGACGGCGAACTCTGGTATCGGATCAATTCGCGCCGCCTGGGCATGGGCCTTCTGGTGCCGCCCGACGACATGATCCACCTTAAGAACATTTCGCTGGATGGTTATGTCGGCGCCTCGCCGATCGCCATCGCCCAGGACATCGTCGGCCTCGCGCTCGCGACCCAACAGCACGGCGGCATCCTGTTCCGCCAGGGCGGACAGATCGGCGGCGTCGTGTCGCATCCCGGCAAGCTGTCGAAGGAAGCCGCCGATCGCGTCGCGAATTCGTGGCGCGAGACGCACGCCGGCGTACAGAACGCGCACAAGGTCGCGATCCTGGAGGAGGGCATGACCTTCAACAAAGTCGCGATCACCAATGAGGAGGCGCAATTCCTGGAGACGCGCCGCTTTCAGGTGCAAGAGATCGCCCGCCTGTATGGCGTGCCGCCGCACCGCCTCGGTGAACTCGACAAGGCGACGTTGAACAACATCGAACAGCAAAACCAGCAATACGTTGACAGCGCCCTGAAGCCGATCGCGAACGCGATCGAGCAATTGTTTGATCATCATCTCCTGTTCGATGACGAACGATCGCTGCTCGAATGTAAGTTCGACTTCGACGACATGACGCGCGGCGACATGTTGACCCGCTTCAACGCTTATCAGGTCGGAACCCTCAACGGCTGGCTGTCGCGCAACGAAGTCCGCGCCCGCGAAAACATGAACCCGATCGAGGATGGGCACGGCGACGAATACCGCGTGCCGCTCAATACCGCCGTGCCGTCCGACAACCTCGCGCAGACGACGACCGCGCCAACGGAGTCCGCGTCCGCGCCATCGACCGCGCCGACCAAACCCGAACCGGGACCCACCGATGCAGATACTTAGCGCGACCGCGTTCAAATCGCTGAACCGTTCCCGCAACGTGACCCGCTCGGCGATCGGCGTGCGCAAGCAGATGATCGCGCCGGCTCAACAGATCGCGCCCGACATGCGCGCGCTGCGCTTCACGATCTCGACCGACGCGATCGACCGCGAACAGGACCGCATCGACCTCGCCGGCTGGGACCTCGCGAACTTCGCGCGCAACCCCGTCGTGCTCTGGGGCCATGACGCCTCGCGCCTGCCGATCGGCCGCGCGTTCGACGTCACGCTCGATCGCGGCGCGCTCAAGGCGTCGATCGAGTTCATTCCGCCCGACACGCCCGAGGGCGGGCAGTTCGCCGAGAGCGTCTATCGCCTCGCGCGCGGCGGCTTCATCGCCGCGACCTCTGTCGGCTTCCGCCCGCTCAAGTGGGACTACACGCGCGACACCTCGCGCGGCGCCGACGACTGGTTTCCGGGAATTGATTTCGCGGAACAGGAACTTGTCGAACTCTCGATCGTCACCGTGCCCGCCAACCCCGACGCCTTGATCGAGATGCCGGGGCCGGGCGAGGGCACCGCGATCGCCGCCGATACCCCGCCGGTAACCGGCGAGGAACTGACCGCCCTCAATGAACAATCAATAAGATCACGAGCACGCCGCGCGCGGCTGTTCCAACTCGCACAAGCACTCGAATTCACAGGGTAAAACAGATGTCAACACTTTCCGAAAAACATCGCGAGTTGAAACGCCGCCGCTCCGAGATCGTCGGCAAGATGGGCGCCATCGTCAAAGCCGAGGGCGACGACGAAAAGCCGATTTCGGACGAGGAGACGAATACCTTCGACGAACTCGCCGCCGCGCTCGCCTCGATCGATCAACGCCTTCAGCGCGTCGCCGCCGCCATGACCGCCGCCGCCGAGGGCGCCCAGGACGCCAACGGCGACGACGGCGAGCAGGACGACACGGAGGAAGCCGCCTTGCGCACGACGACACACCGCGACGGATCGTTCCGTCACCGCCAGGGCGCCGCGCCGGCCCAGGCGAAACGCGATCCCGACGCCGGCCTGAAAGAAAAACGCGGCGTCAAAGCCGCCCGCTACGTGCTCGGCCTGCTGCACGCGCGTTACAACAAAGTCTCGATGCAGAAGGCGGCGGAATTCATCTCGAACCGCTTCGGCGACGACATCGTCGCCCGCGCGCTGAACGGCTCCGTCACCGGCGAGGGCGGCGCGCTGATCCCGCAGGATTTCATGGCCGACCTGATCGAGTTGCTGCGCGCGAATACCGTCGTGCGCGGATCGTCGCCGATGGAAATCGGCATGCCGATGGGCAACATCACGATCCCCCGCCTCGCCGGCGGCGCGACCGCCGCGTACCAGAACGAACTGGACGACATCGCCGTCTCGCAAGAGCGGTTCGACGACGTGAACCTTAGCGCCAAGAAGCTGACCGCCATGGTGCCCGTCTCAAACGACCTGATCCGGCGCGCCCCGATCGGCGTCGAGGAAGTCGTGCGCGACGATCTCGTACAGACGATCGCGCGGCGCGAGGACCTCGCTTTCCTGCGCGGCGACGGCACCGACAAGGGTCCCGTGGGCATGCGATCGCTCTGCCTGCCCGCCAACCTGATCACCGTCGCCGCGATGCCCGCCACGCCCGCGCCGGGGGACCAGTTGACCGCCATCCTCGCCGGCGCGTCCGCCGCGATCCTGACGTTGCAAAACGGCATGTCACGCATGCTGCGACCGACCTGGATCATGACCCCGACCGCCGCCCGCTTCATCGCCGTCGCCCGCGACAGCGTCGGCGGGTTTTACTTCAAGGACGAAATGGCGACCGGGATGTTCGAAGGCTATCCCGTGCGGATCACGCAGCAAATCCCAAGCAATCTGGTGATGACGACGTTCACCAAGGCATCAGAAATCTACTTCGTCGACATGGCCGATTTCATCATCGCGGACACGTACAACGTCGTCGTCGATGCGTCCGACGTCGCCGCCTACAACGACGGCGTCTCGATGGTCTCGGCTTTCCAGCGCGATCAGTCGCTATTCAGGGTCATCGCCGAACATGACTGCAACATGCGCCACCTTCAATCGCTCGTGGTGCTGCTAACGCAGGACTGGGCCTTTAGCGGGCTTCCGGGCGTGCCTGGGGCGCCATACACGACGCAGCCGCTTAACCCCACATGGTCGCAGGCCACCGCCATCCGCCCCGCCACCGCGACCGGCGCGAACGCCGCCCCGCCGCTTACCAACCCGAAATAAGGATCTCGCCATGGCCCGAGAACCCGCGCCGCCTGAGAAGGTCGAGGTCGCCCCGACCGCCGTCGAGGGCATCCCCGACCGCGATCAGATCGTCACCTTCGGTACGCACTTCGCCAGCTACAACGCTGGCGAGGTCGCCGCCTTCACCGCCGAGGAAGCGGCTCGCCTCGCCGACCTCGGCGTGACCGGCGACGGACCCGCGCCGACCGCGCCGCCCGTCAATGTTGACGTGCCGCACGTCACGCAATCGGGCGACGTGCTCGATTGCACGATGGGGAACTGGGACGGCACGCCGACCACGTATGCCTACGCCTGGACCCTCGACGGCGCGCCGGCCGGCACCGACAGCGCGACGCACACCATCACCAGCGCCGAAGCGGGCCAGACGGCGGTTTGCACCGTCACCGCGACGAACGCCGCCGGCTCGACCGCCGCGCCGCCCTCTGTCGGCGTCGTCGTCGCCGATCCCGCCACCCGCGCCGCGCCGCGGAAACGCTGATGAGCGACATCGTGCCCGGCACGCTGGTCCATATGCGGACCACGCGCCGCTTCGCCCATTACAACCAGGGCGAAATGATCGCCGTGCCGTTCGAGGTGGCGCGCGACCTCGAGGCGAAACGGCTCGCGCAACCGCTGCAATTGTTCGTGCCGGCGCCGGCCGCGACGGACGTCGCCGAGGACGCCGCCGCGCCGATCCGTCAACCGGCCGGGATCGTGCGCAAATAATGTATGCCGCGCTCCGCGTGATCACGCCGCCCGCGTCCGAACCCGTCTCGATCGACCTCGCCCGGCAACATTGCCGGATCGACGCGGACTATGACGACAATCTGCTGGCGATGTATCTGACCGGCGCGCGGATCGAGGCCGAGGCTTATCTCAACCGCGCGCTGATCACGCAAAAGCTTCAATACGCGATCACCTGGGCGCCGCCGCCGACCGCGACGCCGCTGGTGCCGCAATCGCTGATCGTGTTTCCGCTCAACTGGCCCCCGTTGGTGCGCCGCCCGATCGAACTGCCACGCGCGCCGGCCGTCTCCGTCGAGCAAATCACCTGGGGCGCGCTTGGCGACATGCAGATCGCCGACCCCGAGGATTACGACCTCAATCTCGCCGTCGAGCCGGGGTATGTCGCCGTCAAACCGCAGTTGTTGCCGCGCATTCCGCAACAGTCGATGCTGATCGACTTCACCGCCGGCTATGACGACGCGGACCCCGCCGCCGTGCCGATGCCGATCCGTCAGGCCATCCTGATCGGCACCGCGCATCATTACGAAAACCGGGGAGACGTGTCCGCCGACATGCCCCCCGCGTTCTATCGCCTGCTCGACCCTTACCGGCTCTGGACCTTCGCCGGATGATCCATGCCGGCTGACCCGTCAGGCGCCCTCCCAGGCTCCGGGGGCCTGGGGACGCTGCGCTGGCTGGTGACCCTCTACCGCCGCGACCAGACGCCCGCCGACGACATGGCGCTGGTCGAGCACCTGATTCCGATCGCCACCGTTCACGCCGACATCGCGCCGACCTACGCCTCGACGTTCTACCTCTCGACCCAGGTCGATACGCCGATAACGCACATGATCACCGTCCGCTGGCTCGACTATCCCGGCACGATCGAGGTCATCGCGCGCTCGACCAGACGGCCGAACGACGGCGCCCTTCGCACTGAACTTTACCGGGTGCGGCGCACCAAGGAGGTCGGCGGGCGCAAGCGTTTCCTGCAAATGGAATGCGAACTTGAGCACGCCCGCACCACGCCCGACGACAGCGACGCGACGCGCGCCGACATGTTGACGGAGCCATACACGCCACCGGAGGCGACGCCGTGACCCTGATCCTGATCGTCGTGCTGATCGTCCTGCTTGCCGGTGGCGGCTACGGCTGGCGCGCCGGCTACGTCAGCGGCTTCGGCGACCCGCTCGGCATCGTCCTGATCGTGCTGCTGATCGTCGTGCTGTTCGGCCTGCTGGGCGGCCCGCGTTGGGGACTCTGGTGAGCGCGCTGAAACTGACCGTCACAAGCTGGGGCGACTTCGCGCTCGACAAGCGCGAATTGCGGAAACTCATGCGCTCGGCCGGCAACGACGTGAAAAACAAGACCGCCCGGCTGATCAACGCCGCCGAGGGCGGCGGGCGTCATTACGCCGCCCATCCCGCGACCAAGTACCGCCCGGCCGCGCCCGCTTACCGCGCATCGTCGTCGGGTTCGCCGCCGGCCGCGCCGACCGGCACCTTGCGCGGCTCGCTGAAGGCTTACGTCTGGCCGACCGGCGAGGGCTTCGCCGTCCGCGCGCGCCAGTTCTATGCCCTGTTCCTCGAGGTCGGCGCCAAGGGCGGCGGCAACCCCGGCGCCCGCGCCGTGAAACCCGTCAACCGGCGCACCGGGCGGCACATGCGCGCGAAGGGCGTTTACACGAAACGGGTGCTCGAGCCGCGACCCTTCCTCGATCGCGTCATGGCGCAAGAGGCGAAGGAACTCGATCGCCGCGTCGGCGCCGCGCTGACCGGCGGGCTGACCTGGAAACAAACCAAGGCGCCGTGAGTGAACGCGATCACGACGACCCCCTCGATCCTCGGCACCTTTATCGCGCAGCTACGCGCGCACGCCCCCATTTTCGCCGGCCGCGTCGCCGGCGCCGCCGAATTTTACGCCGGGCTGAAAAACTACACGACGTCGATGGCGCTGCCCGCCGCCTATGTCCTCCCGCTCGGTCAGGAGGCCGACCCGAACAGGTACGAGGTCGGGCTGGTGCAGATCGTGCATAAATCGATCGGCATCGCCGTCGAACTCGACGCGCAACGCGATCGCCGCGGCCAGGATCCGTCGATGAACCTCGAGGAGATCGAGGCGCAGATTTTCGCTTCGTGCCTGTTCCTGCGTATTCCCGGCTGCGCGATGAACAAGGGCGCGTGGTTCGCCGCCGCCCGCTACCTCGACCTCGATCGCGCCCGCCTCTGGTACCAGTGGGAATTCGTCCTCGACTGGCAGATCACCGACGCCGATGGCGTGCAACCGGACTCGCAACCGCTGACGATGGTCGAGGTGGATATCTTCCACGCGCCGGGCGCTGTCGGCGTGCCCGGCACCGATCCCGCCGCCGTCGTCGTGGTCCCGACCGGCGACCCGCCCTATCCCCCGCCCACCGATGGCCCCTGGCCCGAGGAGGCCCCGTGACCCCCGGCAAATGCCCGCTGTCGCTCTATCGCGGCGACACCTACGCATGGCGCTTCGTGTTTTGGACCGATCCCGAAAAAACCGTGCCCGCCGATCTGACCGGGGTCACGCCAAAAGCCGAGATACGCGACAAACCCGGTGGCACCGTCATCGTGCCGCTCGCCTGCGTCGTCGAATTGCCGAACGTGATCACCGCGAAACTCGACGCGCCGGCCAGCGCGCTGTTGCCCTCGACCGCCGCGTGGGATCTGCAACTGACCTTCCCAAACGGCGACGTCGCGACCGCGCTCGCCGGTCCCGTCGCGGTGACGCCCGACATTACGGACTCCACGCCGCCAACCGGGACCCGCCTGCGGGCGGTCGCGTGAGCCATGCCCGAGTTTACCGTTGACGTCATCGTCGATGCGCCGCCGGTCACCGAAATTGACGTTTCGATCGACGGACCCGGCGCCGTCGTTTCCGTCGATGTCGAATTCGCGCCGGCGCCGCCGATCTCGATCGACATCGAGGCCGCGACCGGCCTGCCGGGACCAGCGGGCGGCTCGGGTCCCGCCGGTCCGCCTGGACCGCCCGGCTCGGGCGGCGACTTCGACGGGGGGAACTTCTAGTGGCTGACATCCTACGCATTAAACGCCGCAACAGCGGCGCCCCCGGCGCGCCCCCAAGTCTCGCGAACGCCGAGATCGCGTATAATGAGGTCGATCACGTTCTTTATTACGGCGAGGGAACGGGCGGCGCGGGCGGCACCGCCTCCGTCGTCGTGCCGATCGGCGGCATGGGGACCGCGTCGAACGCCCCGCCGCTCATGGATGGCACCGCCGCGCCGGGGGCGTCCGCGCTGCTGGCGCGCGGCGATCACGTCCATCCGACCGACACGACCCGCGCGCCCCTGGTGTCGCCTGGGTTCTCTGGCGTGCCCACCGCGCCCACCGCCGCGCCCGGCACGACGACGACCCAGATCGCGACGACCGCCTTCGTTGACGCGATCACGCCGCTGCCATCCGGCGGTCTGCCGCTGATGGATGGCGTCGCCTACGCCGGCGCGCTCGCCGCTTGGTCGCGCGGTGACCACGTTCATCCGACCGACACGACCCGCGCGCCGATCAACTCGCCGAACTTCACCGGAGTCCCGACCGCGCCGAACCCGCCGAACGGCACGGACACACAACAACTCGCGACGACGTCCTATGTCCTCGCGACCCGCCTCGATCAGTTCCTTCCGCCGAATACGGACGTCAACTGGGCGAGCCACAAGATCACCGGACTGGCCGACCCGACGCAGGGTCAGGACGCCGTCACGAAGTCTTACGTTGACGCGATCGCGCAAGGGATCGACGCCAAGGCCAGCGTGCGCGCCGCCTCGACGGCGAACGTCGCCGTCATGTCGGGCACCACGACGATCGACGGCGTCGCGCTGGCGATCGGTGACCGCGTGCTGCTGAAGGACCAGGCCGCGCCGCAACAGAACGGCATCTGGGTCGTGCAGGCCGGCGCCTGGGTCCGCTCGATCGACGCCGACACATGGCCGGAACTGGTCTCCGCGTTTACCTTCGTCGAGAGCGGCGCCGCGAACGCCGACGTCGGCTATACCTGCACCGTCGATCCCGGCGGCACGCTCGGCACGACGCCGGTCACCTGGGCGCAGTTCTCGAGCGCCGGCCAGGTCAGCGGCGGCGCCGGCCTGGTCAAGAACGGCAACGTGCTCGACGTCGTCGGCACGGCCGGCCGCATCGCCGTTGGCCCCGACAACGTCGATATCGACGCCGCCTATGCCGGGCAAACCTCGATCACGACTCTGGGCAACGTGGTGACCGGGACATGGAACGCGACGACGATCGACATGGGACGCGGCGGCACGGGCACCACCGCGATCGCGGGCGGCTATGTGACCTCGAACGGATCGACGCTGTCCTCGGTCGCCTCGATCCCCGCCGGCGGCATCTCAGGGCTGGGAACGATGTCAACGCAGAACGCGAACGCCGTCGCGATCACCGGCGGCACGATCGACGGCGTGGTGTTTGACATGGGCACGTTCTGACCTTGCCCGATCTGCTGCGGATCAAACGCCGACCGCTCGGAGGCGCCGCCGGGGCGCCGTCGTCGCTGCTCGCCTCTGAGATCGCCTACAACGAAGTTGACGACGTGCTCTGGTATGGCAAGGGCGACAGCGGCGGTCTGGCGACCTCGATCATTCCGATCGCCGGGAGCGGGGCGTTCCCGGCGCTCGGGGATGGACGCTGGGTAAAGAAAGCCGGCGACACGATGACCGGCCCTCTGGGCATCGCCGATACTTCATCAAGTCCGTTGGTCATCCTGGGCAACCCGGTGATGCCGGGTATTCCGCCGCCCGCGCCAAGCGTCCGCTTCATCGGGGCGCACAACAACGACGGCATGT